GGGAGGCGCCGGGGCCTGTCCGTCTCAGCGCCCGGAACCCTGCCGATTTTACCCGCCCGGCATGAAAGGAGGCCGGGGGACGGAGAAAAGGTCCAAAGCCGCCCCCCTGCATTGTCATTCTACCGCGGAATCCGGTGTAATGTCAAACCCGCGGGCCAGCCGGTACAGCGTGGACCGGGAAAGGCCCGTCAGGCGCTCCGCCGCGGCAAGCCCGATCTCCCCGGAACGCCACCGCCGGATGGTGTCCGCGTCCTCCGGCGTGAGCTGACACCGCGGACGCCCGAACCGGCGCCCCCTGGCCTTCGCTGCGTCGATCCCCTCCCGCTGCCGCTGGCGGATGAATTCGCGTTCGGTTTGCGCGACATAGCTGAGAAGCTGGAGGACGATGTCGGCGATAAGGGTTCCGGTCAGGTCGCGTCCGGCGCGGGTGTCAAGCAGGGGCATATCCAGCACGACGATATATGCCTGTTTTTCTTTTGTAATCAGCCGCCATTGTTCGAGGATTTCATCATAGTTTCGCCCAAGCCGGTCGATGCTCTTCACTACAAGCACGTCGCCCGGCTTGATCTGTTTCATCAGCTTTTGATACTTCGGACGCTCGAAATCTTTGCCGGACTGCTTCTCGATAATCATGTTCCCGTCAGGTACGCCGAACTCCCTCATGGCGATCACCTGCCGGTCCTCGTTCTGCTCCCGGGTGGATACGCGGATATAGGCCCAGGATTTCACGGCGCCTCCTCTGTCCTCCTCACCGTCCACCCGGCCCGGGACCTGCCGCCGGAGCGGATCAGATACCGCACGGCCTCTTCCGATACGCCCATCAAAGCGGCGATTTCATCCACCGGCCCGATAATGGGGTCCTCGCCGGGGCATTCCGCTATGTATTCCCCGCCGATCCGCCCGCGCTGAACGGTGGACGGCTTGACCACCTTCACGGTCCATCCAGCTTTTGACATCTGCCCCGTCCGGGCCATCACGCGGACATAGTTCGCATCGTGGCCGATTTTGTCCCCGATCTCCCTGGCCGTCCCTTCGATCTCGGGCTCATGTGTCAGGTAATTCCTGGCCCGGTAAATCCCCGCCGACGGCGGACAGCACCCGCGCCGGACGGGATTCGCGTTTTTCATGACGTCTCCTCCTCCATTTCCCAGAGCCTCGCCAGCTCCGCCATCATGTTTTTCCGATCCGTCCCCGGCAGGGCGTAGACAGCCGCCTCGTCGTCCGTCGGGATCCGCAGCTGCGCCGCCTGCACCTCCGTGAACGAATGCCCCGACCGGTCCGCCAGAACGACGGCCAGCCGTTCAAGGGGGAAGCCCCGGGAGATCTCGTCCCCCGAGGCGTAAATGACCTTGATCTCCCGGATGAACGGGTAGACAATCTCCCCGTGTGCGATGGTCTCGGTCAGCACCACCGGCCAGCGTTTCCGCGCCATAACGCGCAGGGTGTCGCGGGTCATATGATAAACTCCTTCGGCGGTACGATCGGGATAGCTGCCAACTTCTCAGCGTCAAACGGCGGCATCTTCGCGATCTCCGCTTCCAGCCGCTCGATCTCCGCTCGTTTCTCGGCAATCAGCTCGTCGTATAATTTGTCGACCCTTTCCTTGATCCGCTTCTCGTTCCGCTCCGCCGCTTCGATCATTTCCGGCGTGATTTCGTTGACGGTTTCCTCCTTCGGCGGTTCGGCATCCATCTTTGCTCCGCACCTCGAGCAATAATCCAGAAAACTATCCGCAGCCAGCGCACCACACAATCCACAATAAGGAACAGGCCCTTTGACATGAGTAATCACGGTTATAGTGTGCCAATCCCCCAAGTGATCAAAGCCGGACACAAACTCACATTTGTTTCGCTCCCGCATCTTATAAACCCAATATCCGTGCTTCACCGGCTCCACGTCGGCGGCTGGAGCTTCTTCGATCATCTTCAGCGCACCACCCGGAGGCCCCTTATGCCGCCGGTGGTATTCATCAATCAGCCATTGACGGCTTACAAAATCCTCATTCAGCATCGCTGTCCTCCTCCCACGGTGTGTCCCGCATCCGCTCCGGCGAAGGTCTTGCAGACCAGCACCGCCATGTTCTGTTATAGTTATTGTTCATGTAATCTCTTTCTTCAAATGCAGTATGTTTGATTCCATAGAAGAAGGTAACGGCATGATTCTTTTGCTCAACCCAGTTTGAAATCGTTGCGGCAACTACCACACAATCAGGTTCATCGAGCCAGACGTCCGTTTTATCTTTAGCGTTTATCACCTCTTCCAGCGTCATAACCCGCGGCTCCTGCTCCTTCAGCAGGGAGAGAGCGTCAGTGAGTAAAAAATAATCGCAAGAACCTTCTGTAATCTCGATATGATAATACGGACAACGCTCAGAACAAGATCCCGGATTAGTACAGATCTCCAGCCCCCTGATCACCTTCTCGCGCTTCTCTGCATCAGTCATCCCACTTCACCTTCTTTCCGCAATGTCGGCAAAACTTGTCATCCCCCTGTTCAATCTCCCCACCACAAGCTCCGCATTTATACCGAAGCGACACAGTGGTTTCGGTAACGCTTTTCCGAGAGATTTCTGGCTCAATGCCTTCATCCTGCTCTCTCAGCAGGGCGAGAGCGTCATATACCTTCTGCCAATCAGCCCGATTCCCGCAGAACGGCTTGAAATCGTCAATAAACCGTACCAGCCCCCGGATCACCTTTTCCCTGTCAGCCATCCCGTTCCTCCTTCTCGCCCAAAGCGTCGCTCAAAATCGTTGCACATTCGAGCAATCCTTTTATTCTATCTCGCTGTTCTTCTATCAGGGCAAGGGCGTCACGGAGCAACTGCGGAGAGCATCCGGCCCGGTAGTACGGGCATTCCGGGCAAGACCGAATCTCCTTCAATTCCTGCCCCGGATCGGGATCATACGCGCATAATTCCAGTCCCCGGATCACTTTTTCCCTTTCAGCCATTCCCGTCACCTCCGCTCGATTCCTCGGCCTTTTTCCCCAACAGCCACCTGTTCAGATCATTCTGGCAGTCCCGGCATAAATCAAGATTTCGCGTATAGAACGGCATAAGCCGGATATACTGCACCCGGTATTCCCAATCCGGAGCTTGCGCCCAATCCGGCACGGGTGAGAACTCAGCTCCGCACCGGTCACAGATCAGTTTTTTCATCATTCGTCCTCCTCCAGCCGCTCCCGCCAGTCGGACGCGACGGTGTAATAATGCACCACCCCGTCCAAATTCTTCACCGGCATCCGTCTGACCATTATCGTCCCGGGATCGAAATACCGGAGCTGACGGCTCATCCCGCTGGTGGTGTGGACCACCTCGCACTCAAGCTCCGTGCTGTATCCGTGCCGGTCCCGCCCGTGAACCGTCACCGTCACCCCTGCGGGGAGCTTCCGGACCTCCTCCGCGGTGATCTTCATCTCGTTATTGCCCGGCATCAGTTCCACCCCTTCCCCGTGCTGAAGTATACGTTGTCTTCCACAAAAGCGTAACACGGTTTAGCCCATTCATGATAGTGTCCGGTTCTGAAGAATGGTGCTGTCCATTCCGGCCCGTTCACGAACCGTTCCTCGCATTCCTCCCGGAACCGCGCCAGTTTTTCGTAGTCGTACTCTTCCTCCCACACGCCGGGATAGGTGCTGAACGCCGGTTTCCCGTTTTCCGCGACGGCTGACAGCGTCCCGAACATCGTGGAGGAATAATACCTTGATTCCCACAGGCGGAGTATCGCGTCGATCCCGGCCTCCCGGCATTCCTGGGAGGTGATACCGAACTCAAGGAAGACGATCCGGCTGAAGAGATCCATCTCCCAGATCTCCATCCGGTGTCCGTCCCATCCGACCATCTCAGTCTCTATGTTCCAGTCGATACCGCCGGGATCAATGCCAATCGGCGGATGCGGATTGTATTCCACGCTGTCGGATTGCTGTGCGTTGCAGGGGACATTTTTGTTCCCGACATTTATGTCGGTCACATCCGCCACCCACTCCGCGCTCATGGGCTCGTCCGGGCGATACCACTCCGGCGCGGGGCCGTCCCCCTCGGTGTAGGTGTCCAGCATGTACGCCGCCATCTCAGCCTCCGCGCAGACCGGGGCCATCCAGACCGCCGCTTCTGCGCTCTCCGGCATGACCCACGCCACGCCCTCGGACGGGGTGTCCGCGGGAATGTCCGCCGGTCTCAGCTTGACGCCCTTGATGAACGACACCATGCCCAGCGCGATCAGGTAGGCCGCAAACGCGATGAACGCCAGCCCGATCAGGATGGTGCCTGTGAGACAGCACACCTCCAGAAATTTCTTGATTCCCCTTTTCATTTTCACTTGCTCCTTTTTTCCTTTGTCAGCCGGAAACCGGCTTTATTGTTGGCTTTTCGATCTTGATAGCAACTTGCTTAGCCCCATTGTTCCGCCATCGCCCGGGCGATTCCGGGGAAGGTTTTTGAGCGGATCACCGCCGTCCTCGGATCGTTCCATGCTATTGCCTTTCCTTGCTCGTCCCTGGCATAGTAAGCGGATGCGTTAATACTCTGCCCGAATCGGTTCTTTTCGCCCGGATCCTCAATTGTTGTCGCTATCAGCGGCGGAAGCCGCTTCAGCCACAGGCATGTCTTTTTCTCGGCTTTATCACCAAACTGCCACGGATGGATGATCTGATCCGGTTTCCTCCATGCTGTTGACATGATGCCGACGGGATTCTCGACCGCGATCCGCTCACAGTCCGCCGTTGCCATCAACATGAAGAATACGATAGCGGAATACCGGTCCTTGAACCTTTGCCGCGCGGCGTCACCGTATCTGTCAACCTCAAACCAGCGGTTTCCGGTGGCTGTCAGATACGTACACGGCGGATGCGCGATAATCAGATCCCACCGCCCGGCCTGTTCGTGTGTCCCACCCGCCTCATCTGTAAAACTACAGTTCCCGTTGAGGATCGGCAGGCAGTCCCCCAGGATGTGCCATTCCGGATGTCCTCCGGAACAGTGCTGAATGTCGCAGCTGAACGCCCTGTGTCCCCGTGCCCGGAACGCCGTGCATACCCGCTGGGATTCCTCGCACGCCACCAATACGTTCATCCCTGTCCGCCTCCCCTCTTCTCCTTGATCTCTTCCCCCTCCGCCACCAGCGCGTCATAGTCCACGCCGATAGCGGCAAGGTCTCTCTTGACGGCCCACAGATCCATCCTGCCCATGCCATCCTTCGTCTTCCGCCCGAACAGCGGCTCCTTGTCGCCGTTGTAGTTGCGGTAATGTGCGTCCGTCGTCATAATCGCATCGTAGAACCTGCGCAGTCGTTCCGGGCCGAAGCCGAACGCCTCGTGCAGCGCCATCATGCAGATCATGTCCAGGTACTCCACCCGCTCATGATGGGACGCCAGCGTGATCATTTCCGGAACCTTAGCTTTCATCGCCCGTCCAGCCTCCTTCCGCGTCATAATCCGCATAACTCCGGGCCAGAGCGGCCTCGAAGAAGCTGTCCGTCTCAAAACTTGTTTCCGCAGGCTTGTGTCCCGCCGCCTTTTTCGCGTCCTCCGCGTCCCATATCCGGGCCAAAGCCTTCCAGTCTCGTATCGGTTCGCCGCCGCGCATCCAGCCAGACGCCGCATAGTGATTCCGGAATTTCGCGCGGTCCATGTGGATCAGTCCTGCCTCGTCGCAGTATGCGTTGATCTCTTCCATGGTGGGCGGGACGGCCCCGTTGCCATCCGCCGCCTGTACGCTTCTTCCGGAATTTCTTCCGCCTCGCGTGCGCGCGCGCGTAGTACCCCCCGAAGGGATATTGTTTGATTGATTGCTTGATTGATTGTTTGTTTGTTTGGTATCGTTCGTATTCGCTTGTATGCGTTCGTATACGTTTGTATCGGCGGTATCGTCATCCGATTCCCACCGCTTTTGGACGTTCTGCCGGTTTTTTTCGCACCGCTCCTCGTAGGCCTGAGCGGCTCGGTCGATGTCGCCGCGGATGAACGCGAACGCCATGTTCTCTACCGGGGACAGACGGGGCGTTTTCCCGTCGGCAGCGTAGTCGATGGCCGCCAGGATGATCCGTCCCACCTGCTCCTCCGTCAGCCCCGCGAAGGATTCCCGATACCGCAGGAACAGCGGAAAATAGTCACGTTTTCCCATCATGCTCACCAGTCTTCGCCGGATTCGCCGCCCGGATGATCCGCCCGGAGGTAGGGCTTCAGCAGCTCCCATACCTCCGGGGCGGAATAGCAGACCCCGGCGACGCACCCGTCCTCCCGTCTTGCCCGAATGAAGTCAACCTGTTCCTGCGACGGCTTGTTCCCGGGAATCTTCGCTTCGATGTAAACCGGCACCGCGATCCCGAACCGGCTTGCCCCGCCGCGGATATACCCGGCAAGATCCGAATACCCCTTCGGGGTACCGGTCGAGAACCGATACCCCTTGTCCGTCGTCACCGTCCCGGTGTTGATTCTGTACAGCATGCAGACGCCATACACCGACCGGATGATACTATTCAGCAGCGCGCTCTCCGGCGTCATTCTCCGCCTCCTTCGCATTGTAATCCTCTTCCGTGATCTCCACCTTCGGTACGAAGGCCTCGGCAAACATGGACGCAACCTTCTGCGCCTCAGGGCTCAGCACACCCAGCATCCGGGGCTTGACCTTTGCGTATTCGTCCCCGCTTTTGGACTGCCCCTTCGTCAGCGTCAACTCCGTCAATACCTGACGTGGCTTGAGTTTCATGGATGCCAGCACCCCGCTCTGATATGTCTGCCATGCCTTCATCGACGTGGGCGGCAGTGACAGCAGGATCGGCACCGGGGACGCTTCGGTGAGAAGATACAACCGGATCATGTTTTTACAAGCCTTCCCCCGCTTTCCGTTGCCCGCCGTCCCGTACTCGTTATATGGGCATCCATCGCAGTCGTGCATCTCTCCCTCCCAGTCGATGCCCGTCTTGGCGTCCATGGAAGAGCACAGCGGCGGTTCTCCCCTCGTCCCCTGACTGAACCGTGCATTGCACCGGTGCTGGTTGATCACTACGCCCTCCAGCTTCGGCGTCGTCAGCTCGTCGTCATCGTCCCCCGTGTCGATTTTGAAGGACTTGCCCTCCTTCGGCAGGACAGCCCGGAAAACTACCGTTCCGCCCACCTCGTCCATGGATTCCCGGATGCACCGGTATGCGTCCACCAGCTCGCCCAGATTGATTTCAGCGATCTCGGCGGCCTCTTTCTTGATTAAGCTCAGCGGCATTGCCATTTCATGATACCTCCCAAATGTTTTCCCGTCTTTCGACGTGGTTCCAGAATTCTTCTTCCTGCCGGATCATTTCGTCAATCCACGCCTGATCCCGCGGGATGTCGTAGTGTAAAAACTTCCGGTTCCCGATCAGAACGCCGAGGTGCCACATGTCCCAGCCGGTCACGGCCATGTAGTGCTGCACCTGACAGTACCACTGCGGGACGCGGGAGAAGGTGGTCTCCATGTCGCCCTCGACGAATTTGTCAATCCAGGACGCCTCGCCGGTCTCCTCGTCCGTAATCTTCATCCGCGCGGCGAACTCGCCCATGGTCTTGCATTCCAGCCCCTCCCGGCGTCCGACCACCTTCCGGTCGATGTCCGCGATCATGAAAGGGTGCTCCGGGGAGCGCAGCATGATGTTCATTCGCCGCACCTTCAGCCCCGTCGCCTCCTCCCACAGCTGCGCCACAAACTCCTCGCAGTATGTCCCGTGGCGCGCCGCAAGGGAAGGTTCCTCTTCCTCCGGCCCCTCGCCGATCTTGTCAAGATAAAGCGCGCCGGGATCCGCGTACTTGTACTGCTCCGGGCCGAGGACTATCTTTGCCGCGTCCGAACCGCCGATCCCCGTCCGCCGGGCCGCAAGCCAGTCCGCCCGGGTCATGCCGAGGGTTGAAGTGCCGGTCATTTTGCCGCCCCCTTCCCGATGGACGCAAGGCCCATGCTCACTGCGGTGCCGATAATCTGCTTGTACCGCCGCTGCTCCTTCAGCATGTGCTCCCCAGCGATCTGCATGGCCTCCACGGCGTCCCCCGTCCAGTACCAAAGCCCGGCCAGGTCCAGAAGATCCTCGGCCTTGTCCCAGCCGTTTGCCTCCCAGCACCCCATGCAGATGTGCCGGATACCGGGCCGACCGCCGACGTTGTGCTCCTCCACGACGGCCATCTCGTCGTCAGGGGAAATCCCGTCCCCGCAGTTGTCGCAGGTGCACAGCGGCTCCCGCTCGTCCGAAAATCCGGATTCGTCCTCCCGGATAAAGTCGTCAATCTCCCGTCTTGTCGTCATCGTCCGGAACCTCCTTCCATTCGCCGTCTTCCAGTGTGTACCACGTGTCCGCCTTGATGGTCTCGCCGTCCACGACTCCGGCCTTCCATTCCTTGATATCATAGTCGTTATCGTTTTCGGTTGCAATAACTAGTATCGCGCCCAGACCGCCGCGAACCTTGACACCGTTTCCTCTCGCACAGGCAAGTCCGTTTTTGCCGACCGACGAAGAACCTCTCGATGTGGCCGCGCCGGAAGAGCCAGCCGTGGCCGCGCCTCTGAAGCCAGCCGTGGCCGTTTTACCCTCTTCGGCGTTGTTTTCGTTGGTGCAGTGTTCCCGGACGTACTCAAACTGCAGACTGCACAGCCTGGCCACATCCAGCCGCGCGCCGATTTTGATTTTCGATCCCACGCGCTTGCTGTCCTCGTCCGATGTTTCGTCCGTCACGCCGTCCAGCTCCACTTCATGGTAGACGGCATCCGCCGGGGCGTAGTAGGCCAGACAGTCAATCGGCGCTTCGCAGGCGTGGAAACCGCTTTCACACAGCTTCGCCGTCTCCCCGTCGGGCAGCTCGTAGCTCTTGCCCTCCTCGTACCGGAAGCCCCGGCAAGTCATGTCCTTGTCGAAACCCTTGTAAGCCTTCATTTTTCCTTCCTTTGCCTCCTTAATTTCTGCATTTCCTTTTCGTACCGCCTGCAGTACCGGTCCGGATCGTCGAGAAGACATTCAGGGTATGGACACTGCAGACAGATCCTTGCTTCCTCCGGGTCTCCGTACGGAACCGGACCGGACCGCTTCTCCGGCTTCACGCCTTCAGGGATCACCGCATGCAGCGGGCCGGACGACCGCTCAACCAGCCGTTCCGCCGACCGATCCCGATGCAGGTTCTGGCTCTTCACGGCGCCCTCCGCTTGCTATCGCCTTTCGGTCCGCGATCCATTTCAGCACGCCCGTCGGGTCGTACTCGTAGGTGTACTGTGTGCTCCCGGGCCGCTTGTACGCCGTCCCGAAGGGCCAGATGCCGCGCTGCAGTCCGATCCGCAGGGACAGGGGATCGATCCCCGTAGCCCGCGCCACGTCGTCCGTGGTCAGCTTGCCGTCCCGCCGTCTGGGCCGCCCGTAGCGCAGCTCGTTGACTTTGCAGCCGAGGCACCGCGCCAGATGCTCGAGAACGCGTTCTGACGGGCGAATATTCCCGGACAGGTATTTGCGCATGGACGACGGTTCGCATTGAATCTGTGCCGCCAGCGCCGCCACGGTGACGCCCTGCTCGTCCATCTCCCGCCGGAGGTTCGACGTGATACTCATGCCCGCACCTCCTTCGGCTTCTCGCCGTTCATCAGCTCGTCCATCGTCACGCCGAGCGCCCGCGCGATTGACGCGAACGTGTACGCATTCGGGATCGTCCTGCCACTCTCAAACTGGGAGATCGCGCCGACCGTGACCTGCGCGGCTCCGGCAAGCGCGGTCGAGGTCATCCCGACCTTTTCCCGCCTCTCGCGGATGTTTTCGCCAAGACTCATTTTCAGTTCCTCCTTTGTTTCAGACTTGTGGGATGCCGCCGATACGCTCGACGGCTCAGGAGCGGTTATGCCTTGATGCTGTTGACGAACGCAATGACCTTATCCCGGACATCCAGACACGCCGGGAACGTCGTGCTGGTCATGCGCCACCCGGACGCGGTTTCCTCGTAGTGTTCGACGACGAAATTCTCAGCCAGCCCGGATGCCCAGAAGATCACCTGACAGCCGTTCGGCGCCTGGTAGGTGTTCCCGTTCCGCTTCCAGTCGGCGGGGAACCGGGGCTTCTTGTAATAGGGAAGCTCGACCTCGATAGTCTTCTTCGCCTTGTTGTAGTTGTCCGCCGGGAACATGGTGTAGCCGGTCTTGTACAGCCAATACGGCATGGTCTTTGTCATTTGATTTCTCCTCGGCTCAGGGGCGTTTATCTGATGTCGGCGACGCACTGTCCCGCGCTCATGATGAAACAGGGGAACTCGCCGCGGCTTTTGCGGAATGCTTCCCGCGCGATCTTCCGGGCTTCGTCCAGCGTATCCGCCGAGCCGATCCGGAAGGAACGCTCGTGATAGTCGATCTGAAAAACGGTGAATTTCATGTTCTTCCCCTTCCTCCCTTCCGGGATACCCTCGTAACCTCCGGGGCGTGCGGTGTGGTTATCGCATTACTTCTCTCAGTTTCGGGTTGTCAAGGTCTGCGTTTCCGACGAAGAACAGTTTGTCCTTGTACTGTTCTACCCCGTCGTGCGGCAGGCCGTAACCGCCGTTCCGCTCGATGTCCATGTACTTTCCGGTCTTTTCGGACTTCCACATCTGGTAGGTCTTCCACATCGTCGGAACGAGTTTGAAGTATTCCATCCAGAAGCTCAGCGGCATCTTGACGATGTTGTTCTCGCTGTCGCAGATCCATTCGCGGTGAACGTGCCATCCATTGTTTGTCATTTTTTGCTCCTCCTCTTTACTTTCGCCCCGAGGCGTGTTATAATGTGTTTGGTATCCTTTAGTGACTATATTATAGCACACAAAGGTGAGATTGTAAAGAAGGAATCGCTAAAAAAGTGAGATTCGTATATCTGCACAAAAAGCACCGTCTCTCTTTGGTAAGATTTACAACGAAAGGAGTTTTTATGTTCTGGTTAAACCCGCCCCACGCAAAAACGGGCCTTTCGGCCCATCTTGCGACTTACGCGGACTTTCATGTTTTTTTAAGATACGCCTCCACTGCCCGGACGATCAGCACCGTCCGGCTGATTCCAGTTTCCCCGGCGGCCTTGTCCAGCTTGTCCCGGAATCCGGTGGGCAGGGCCAGTGTCACGCGGTCGTAGTGTTCTGCTGCGTACTGGTTCCGGTACGCCGTGGCCTCCGGGGTTTTGTCCCAGGTGCGCTTTCTGTCCGGCATCACTCGGCCTCCGTTTCGGTCATCGCGTCCTCGACCATGTCCGCAATCATGGACGCGATTTTCGCGATCTCATCGTCCGTCAGATCGGCGAGTTCGGTGTCCGCTTCGGTGCGGAGGTCTTCGCGTTTCAGCCAAGCAGCGATATTGTCAGCATCCGCATGAAAGGTGTCGATACCATCTTCTGTCCAGATGTCGTAGTAGTTGTTGGCGATTTTGGCAAGTTGGATGTAGGATTTCATTTGATTTCCTTTCTGTCCGGGGGCGGTCAGTTGTTGATGCCGATGATTTTATCAAAGCTTTGCGGAACGCCGAAACCGTGTCCTTTTGGGCATTTCCATTTCTCGATAGCATAGTTGGCAACAATATAGTCGGCGATCCGGCGGTCGGTTTCCGGGGTGCGCTCGGCATGGGCGAGGTCTGCGGGGAGGCTCACATTGCCCTTCCTTGATTGCACCCTTATTATAGCACATCTTGCATAATATGTCAATGGGGTTTGCAAAAAAAGTCCCCGAAATAACGCAAAATCCCCCGGGCCGTGCACACTCCCGGGGGTTCTCGTTACTCATTGATCCGTCGGATAACCCCGGCGTATAGCCGTGGTTCCATTACTTTCAAGGTTTCCATCATGCCGTCGATCACCGCCCACACGTGATCCGCGTCCCTATGCGCTATCAACTGCAAGAACTCCGAATCTCCGTGATCGCCGATGACCGTTTCCACGATGGGCGCGGCCGTGGGAATGGGAGCCGCGTCCCCGTAGCTCCCGACCGCCTTGTCTTTGTCCAGATCGTCACGGGCGATAATGAACGCGGCCAGATCCCGGATTTCTCCGACGGTCTGGTCCCGCTTGCCCTTTATCTCTGCGATCCGTTCTTCAAGTTCCCGGCGTTCCAGCATACGCCGTCACCGGGTCAGCCCTTGCGCAGGTGGCGGGCCGCCTCCCGGAGGGATTTGACCATTTCCGGGTCACCCATGCCGGAGGACGCCATGCGTTCCAGCTCGTCGGCGAGGGAGCCGGTATCCCCGCCATAGTTCCCGCCCGTATAGTACGGGCCGGGCATCCAGCCATAGCCGGTATTATACCCGCCCATCATGGGCCGGGAGCCGTCCATGTAGCGACCCCGGGAATCCCGCCGACGTGCGCCGTATTCGCCGGCGTCGTCGTCCTCGCAGATTTCGCACAGCTTCAGCCATGCGGACGCGGTTTCCTTGATTGCGGAAATGTTGGAAAGCGTTGCGTTCTTGTCCTCTTCGGCAATTCGATGGGCGAATTCGCCGACCATTCCCTTGATCTTTTTGAAGTCTTCGATATGCTTGTCCATGATTCCTCCTTACCGAATGCGCCGCGTCCCGGCATAATCGAACGTCAGGGTGCCATTCAGGATTTCCGAGGACTGTGCCCCGGCGTTGACCACCGCCACGCTCTCGCACCCGCACAGGGACGGAACGCTGACAATGATATCCGTGCCGAGGTTCCCGGAGATTTCCGCCGCCGTGGGCGTATACCGCATCAGGGACGCCGGATCGATAACCCCGTCCACGGCCTGCGCGAAGAGGATCTCCGCAACCGTGCCGCCCTCCGGAATCTGCGCGTTCATGTGAACGCCGACCTGATAGTCTGTCAGCCAGAGCTGGCGGCATCCGCACCCGCAGGAGCAGGCCCCGTTGTTCGGAGCGTTGGAGGCCAGCAGGAAAACCCCGCCGCCCGAACGCTTATAAATCAGGCCCTGATTGCACGGGCAGGTATTGTCCGGCCATGTCGACGGGGCGTTCGGCGTTACGATCTGCGGAACGAGAATGCTGTATTCAGCCGCCATTCCGTCCCCTCCTTACGCCACAAATGCATTGCCGGAGCATCCGCAGGTGTTGGGATTGCGCTGGCAGGTGAAAATGGGCGTATTGCCGTAGACGGGCGTGCTCCCGACCGGGCACCGGCTCAGACGGTCATAAACGCCGTCGATGATGGTGGCGTTCTGCGCGATCTGCGAAGCCTGTCCGCGGGCATAGAGCAGTTCGGAGCGGAGCTGATCGATGGTGTCGTCCTTCGCCGCCATCTGATTCTTCACGCCGTCGAGTTCGAGCTGGCAGAGTTTGTCCTGCACGCCCTGCACCTTCTGATCAATGTGGGTGAGCAGGGCGTTGAGCGCGTTGGACACCGCCGCCCGGTCGTTGCATGCTTCCGTCGCCACGGTGTATTTCAGGTCAGCCGTGGCCGCCGCGCCGGTTGCGAAACCGCTCTGCATTGCGGACTGCAGAGCGAAATTCTGGTTCATGTTCGCCATCTGCCGCCCGTTGGCCGCGATTTCAGCGGCAGAGAAACCATCCCGAACGGCACCGGTGATGCTGTTGCCGGTCTGACAGATAGACTGCTGGATTCCGGCCTGACCGAGGAGGAGATCCCCGAGCTGGGAATTGATCTGCTGGTCACGGAATCCGCTGTTCATGTTCTGGCTATTGTTGAGCCACGGGTACAGGTAGTCGAGACCGAAGCCCGCGCCCATGCCGCCGCCCATACCCATGAGCCACGGCATCATGCCGCCCATTCCGAAGCCGCCCATGCCCCAGCCGTTGCCGCCGATGAGCAGGACGAGGATGAACCACGCGAACCAGTCTCCTCCCATACCGCCGAACATGCCGCCATTGCCTCCGCCATAGGCAGGAGCGACGGGCATGTAGAAGCCGTTGCCATTGCTTTCATCAGTGATTGCCATTGAGAAATCCTTTCTGGAAATGTATTCTTTCAAACCGCCTGTGCACCGACGGTTGAAGTCAGATTATTTCATAAGGCCCAGCATTTTGAAAATCTGCTGAACCCGTCCGCCCCCGATCTGCCCGGATCGAAGAAGGTATGTTGTGATTTCCCCGGGATCGTTCATCCCGTCCGGAATCTTCATGCCGTACCTGCCGAGGTACGCCGCAGGGTTCTGCCGTATGTTTCCGACCTCCTGCCGTACCATGTCCGGAGTGATCTGTGCGGGCTGTCCCTGCGTAGGAGCCGCCCCGGTTCCCTGCCCGAGCTTGTCAAACAGTCCCATTTTCGTCTCCCTTCGTCATGCCGCGGATCGTCTCGGCGATAAGCGCGGCCAGCTCGTCCCGGCGGACAAATACGGACGGATCGATCTTAGGTGTCGGAGGTTCCGGAGGGCGCCGGTCATAGATGATGTCCGTGTGCTCCCCGTTTGCCAGCATTTCCCGGATCACAATGTGCTGGTCGTCCTTGGTCATGTACATGGCCGCAGTTCCGGCGTTCTGCGGGATGCGGTCAATGGCCTCGATGCTGTCCGCCTGAATAATGTCCGCATGACGGGTGGGCGGGGAAATAACCTGCTGTCCCTGCGCCGGGGCCGACTGCTGTTGGCCCATGTTCTGCCCGCCCCTCTGCTGCATCATGCGGACATACATGGGGTCCTGCTCCGGCATCTGACCGACGAAATCCTGATGCCAATACCCGAACTGGTCAATCATGTTTACCTACCTCCTTTTATTTTTTGTACCAGTAGAACAACGGAACCTCGCTCCCGCTGTCCCACGCGTCAAACCAGTCTCCGCCGATAATGGCTATAATGTGGGTATCCGTCGCAACAACATAGACGCCCCGGGGATGATCAGCGGCGAAATCCGCGACGGTGTAGCAGTCCGGGCATTGATCCGGAAGGGCCTCCCGATGGAAGCCGTTCATTTTCAAAATCGCCCACGTGACTGCCTTGTTATCCTCCATCAGGCCCATTTCCTTGCCGTTTTCATACAGCAGGTCGTAAGCCTCGCCCCATGGAACTCGAAGGACTGCGGACAGCGCACGAGGCGCACAGTCGTCCGTGGAAAGCCGCCACGGGTTGGGGTTATATGGCCTCCATGCCATATCACAGCACCTCCCGCGCCCGGTAAATGAACACGCAAGCCTGTTCAACGGTCATGGGCTTATCCAGCCCGAGGGTTTTACCGTCGCCCCGGAGGATTCCCCGGGACACCGCCCACTCGACCGCATCCCGCGCCCATTCGTGCGGCGTGTCCCCGTCGCCCGGGACGCCGGTTCCCGAAGGGTTCAGAAGCCGCGTCACGGCGGAGGCCAGCTCTCCGAGGCGGTTGAAGAGCCAGTCCCCCGGGCACGCCTTCGCCGCGAACCACCGGTGCACCGTCAACAACATTTCGTCAGGCTCCAGATCGTAGTCCAGCGCGATCTCCCGGTCCGGAATCCAGATCAGCCGCGTCTTGCCGTTCCGTTCGCAGATGTCTGCACAAAGCCGCACGAGGGAATCCCACACCGCCGGGTTCATAGTGTACGGCGCCTCCCGGTCCGACGCGCATTCGATGGTGACGGCCCGCTGGTCATTCTTCGCGTCGGAGGAGCACCACGACCGGTTCTTTTCCTCCACGTACATGCCGACGGTGCCGTCAAACCCGATTCCGTAGTTGGACGACGCGAACCGTTCCTCGTCCGCAAATATGTCCCCGACCGCCTCCGCCGAAAGCTGACCGACCACGCAGTGCGGCGTGATGCGGTCAATGGTGTGGGTCCGCAGTCCGGAGTGGTTCGGGCTGGGAATCACAACCGTCACAAGGGGGCTGTTGGTGTATTCCATATCAGCCCTCCCCCGGGTGGTTGTCCTCGTAAGTCCCCGGATTGATCTCCGGCACGACGTAATCCGCCTTCGCCTCCGGCAGTCCGGCCAGCGCCATCAGCACGGACAGCACCGCACCCATAAGCCCGGCAGACAGCGCAGCCAGCCAGTTCACGTCGCCGATCACGATAGCCCCGGTGCCGATGTAGGCCAGCATCGCCTGTGCGAACGTCCGGACCGCCCGGATGCCCGCCGCTTTGATCCACTTCCTCGCGTCCATAGCAAACCCTCACTTTCCGTCGTTTTCGACCTTGTTGATCATTTTCCACAGCGTCTTGATCTCCTGCTCCGCCACGGCCATGCGAGAGTTGAGATCCGCCATGCCGTCCCGCAGGTCCCGCAGCTCCTTTTTCAAGTCGTCCACCCCGGCCTTGATGTAGCCGAGGTCAGACGCCATTGCCCCGGATTTCTCCCCGTCGTTTTTCGATGCCGTCAGCCGTCCTATGAAAAACGTGGACCCGGCCAGAATCAGCGACAGTACCGGAATCAGGATTTTCACAAAGATGTCGTCCATTGTCACACCCCCAACACCGGGTCCGACCCGGCCTGCTCGATTTCAAGCGTTACGCCGTACCACTGGTCAACGCCGTCCGCACCGTACTTGAAACTTTTGAACTCCGGCATACCCACATAGCATGCGTCGGAGCGGTCCCCGTCCACAGAGGGCCAGCGAACCGTCAAGGTCACGTTGCGGGAGATCATTGATTTCAGCTTCCGCAGATCGGCGACGGACAGCCAGCCCGTAGGAATTTCAAGCCGGTTCTTGACGCCGATCACGTCCATCACGGTGCGCCCCGACGCCATGACCGCCCGCTCCCCGAGGAGCTCCGGCGTCCACGTGAATTCCAGATCTGACAGCAGGGTCACGCTGTCCCTGCCGTCCGTAATGACAATCCTTCTCATGCCGGTACGCTCACACCTCCCTCAATGCTCTGTCCTTTCTGGAAAGCTGTCCGGCGCAGAGGATCGTAAAGGGCAGTCGCCGCCACGTCGCCGTCGAGGACAAGGTTTATTTTGACGGGTTCCCCGCCGCCGCGATATTCATTCATCAAGGCCATGGACGAGATCCCAGCCGCGGAGGACCGCCCGATGGCCGAATCCTCGAAGCCGATCCGCGCCGTGTCGGTCAGCCGCCGAACGTCCCGGTCAACCTGCGATTCAAAGCCGCCGAACGCGTCCCCCCAGCCCTCGCGTAGACCGAGGACAAGGTTTTCACCGATGTCCGCGAATACCGTGGACGGGGAATGAACCCCGAACAGGCTCATCACGCCGCCGACCAGCCCGTCAATCTTTTCGCTGAACCACGACGTCAGCCCGGTCCATGCCGAGGAAATGCCGGATTTCAGACCTTCAATCAGGTTCGCGCCGATGTTTTTGAACCACTCCCACGCCGCTTCGAACGGCTTTTTCAGCGCCGCGACGCCTTTGTTGCCCTCATCCCCGAGGACGGAAACCATCGTCTTGAACGGGGATATGAGTACATCCAGCAGGTGGCCGAAAAATTCTTTTATGTTCTCCCATGCGGCCTTAAATCCTTCAACTGCACCAGCCACATCGCCGTGCATCAGATCCACGAACGCCCCGAACCCTTCCTGAATGGAGGTGATCACGTCCATAGCCGCGTTCCACAGGCCGCCGAAAACCCGGACGATCTGCTCCACGACAATCTGAATGGCGACGCCCAGCGCCGAGGACAGCCATTCCGCCACGGGCTGGACAACTGCGTAAAAACGTTCTATCGCCTTGTGTACGTTGTCCACGAACGCGTGAAACGCCTCTCCGGTGTCCTTCAGCGACGGCCCGGCGGTGTTCCACAGCTCCGCGATTTTGTCCCCGAATCCAGAGAACGAGTCAGCGATGGCCCGGATGATCCCCGCTATGCTGCTGGAAAAATATCCGAACAGGTCCCCGACCCACTGGGCCAGATCGGCGATTATCCCCACCGCGGACTTGTTGTCAAACCCGCTCACAAATGTTTTGATCCCGGAGGCAATGTCCGAAATCACGTTCCCGGTGACCGTCGCCATGGCGTCAAAGAAGTCCGCCGCGTTCGTGGCAATATCAGCGATGATTCCCGCAACCTGGCTTTCGGCAAACGCGTCAAGGAAATTCTTGATCCCGCTGCCGATGGCGGAAATAGTGTCCGCCCGGCCCTTCTGGATGGCCGAAATCAGGTTGTTCGCGCCGTCCGCCACCTTGCTGATAATGTCCGTCAGCACGCCGTTGTCGAACGCGTCCATGAAGGACCCGACAGCCGCCGACACACCCTCCATCACGTCAACCGCCGCGCCGCTGAACGCGGAGATCAGCCGCCCCGCGCCCTCCGCGATGGTGCCGATGATACTGCTTACCGCCCCGGATTCGCTCAGCGCGTCAAGGAACATACTGACAGCCCCCGCCGCGATCTCGATCACGTCCCCCGCCACGGTGCCGAACGCCGACAGCAGGTCCCGCACTCCGGAGGCAATCGGCCCGACCACAGACGCGCCGACCCCCTGCAGGGACTCGAAGAATCCCCCGATGGCCGCGGAAACGGTGGGAAGCGCGTCCATCGCCGCCGAGGAAATAGCATCGACGAACGGCTGAAACGCGTCTCCGATGCCGGAAAACGCCTCGCCAATGGACCCGGCCCGTCCGATAATGTCCTCGATAATGTCCCCGAACGGCCCCGCCGCGTCAATCAGCCCATCGAAAGCCGGGCCGACATTGTCCGCGATAATGGACCCGATGGAGCCGAGCGCACCCACGATGCCGTCCGCGTTCACCGCCGCCGTCAGGTCGGAGAAGATCCCCGCCGCAATGTCAACCGCCTCTTTCAGCGGCCCGGAGAATTTTTCGTAAATAGCCGTCTTCAGTCCGTCGAACGCCGACTGCATCAGCGTGATGGACCCGGGCAGGTTGTCGTTCATGATGTCGGCCATGCGCTCCGCCGTACCGGAAGAGGATTCCATGGCCTCCTGAAACGCCGCAACCGCTGTCGTGGCGTCCTCGAAGCTCATGTCATAGTCCGACATAAGGTACTCGGTCAGCTCCTCCGCGCTGTGTCCGGCCTCGGCGAAGTTGAACGCCATCTCGCCCAGCAGGTCGTCAACGGTCCACGCCTTGTCCGCGTACTTTTCCCACGCTACGCCGGAGTTTAAGACCGATTCCGCAACCTCTTCCATGCTGAACGACGAGTTATAAGCCGCATCAGACAGCTTGTCGATGTCTTCCGGCGCGGCGTTGACCAGCGCCAGCATGCCGGACATGGCGTTCTGCCCGAAGATTGTAGCCGCGTATTCCGCCTGTTCTGCCTCGGACAGCCCGGAGAACGCTCGCTGAAGTTTTGCAACCGTTTCGCTGAACGCAAGCGCGTTCCCGTTTTCGTCCTGCAGGGCAGCGTTGTACCATGTGGCTTGATCTACCTGTTTCTGTTTTGCCGCATCAAGCTTTGCGTTTGCTATGTATAGCTTGTCCTGCGCCGCAATGAGTTTTTCCTGCGCCTTGACGGCCTCGTCCGATCCGGCTCCGCTTTCGGAAAGAGCCTTATTATAAGCGGCCTGAGCCTTTTCCACACTGGCCGTGGCTTTATCCACCGCAGCCATTTCATTAGCCAGATCGTCCAGATCATAAGCGAAGTCCGCCGCCGCCTCAGCATGGTCAGAAAGCCCCAGTTCGTCAAGCGCCGCCGCTACCTTATCAGACGGATTAGCAAGCTGTGAAATGGCCATGCGGAGCGCAGTACCGGCCTGAGACCCCTTAATACCGGAATTTGCCATGATGCCGATAGCCGTTGCCATGTCTTCCACGGAGTAGCCCATAGCCCCGGCCAGAGGCGCAACATATTTGAACGTCTCGCCCATCAGCCCGACGTTTGTATTGGCCGCCGATGAAGCCGCCGCAAGCACGTCCGCGAAGTGCCCGGAATCCTCCGCAGACAGCCCGAACGCCGTTAGAGCGTCCGTCACGATGTCGGATGTGGTGGCAAGGTCCTCGCCGGAGGCCGCCGCAAGGTTCATAATGCCGGAAATGCCGCCCATCATCTGCGACGCGTCCCAGCCCGCCATAGCCATGTACGAGAATGCGTCAGCCGCCTCGGTCGCAGTGAATTTCGTGGTGGCGCCCATCTCTTTAGCCTTGTCCCGAAGCGCGGCGATTTCGTCCCCCGTCGCCCCGGAAATGGCCGCCACATTCGCCATGGACGCGTCAAACGACATGCCGGTCTCCATGGCCGCCTTGCCGAAGTCCACAAGTCCGGACGCCGCGCTGGTGATGGCGCTGGACGCGAGGTTACCAACCGCGACAGCCCCAGCAGATAGGCCGCTTCCCAGCCCCTGAATGGCTCCCTGCGCCTCCTGAATCCCGGACATGAACCCGGACGAATTCAAAGAGATGGTTGCCTGTAAATCAAATATGTTCATGCGTAATAATCAACCCCGCTTTCCCGGCAACGTCCGCGATGATCTCCTCCGCCGTCCGGGTGTCAGCCGGTCGGGAAGGCCCGGCCAGCCCGGCAATGTCCGCCCAGCGTTTGGAAATCGTCCGTCCCCCGCCGATCCGCGCCGTGTTCTCCGTGATGACCTGTGCCGCGTCGGTCAGATACACCCGGAAGGCCTCCTCCCGGACGTGCTCCTCCCACGCGGCATGCGCATATCGAAGGAAAGAGGGGATGGATCTTATCCGTCCCCTCTCGTAAAGGCGGCAGACGAACCATCCGCGGACTTTTTCGTCGCCGCCGACCCAAAAAACAGCTCGTGAATCGTCGGGTCTTTCAGAATCCGCATCAGCTTCAGCGGGATAAGAGCCGCGCTGAGCTTGCCGGACTGTTCCTCGACGGAAATGCCGTCGTCAATGGCGATCAACCGGGCTACGTTGTCGCGGTGCTTCGACAGCATCAGCCGCGCCAGCCCGATCACCGTCATGCCGGTTTTCTTCCCGGACATGGCCGCCGCGATCTCCGGGTCGGACACGATGGGCTCAATCTCCGCGATTACCGCATCCAGAACGTCCCATGCATCCTCACGCGCTTCCGTGATTCTTCCCATTTTGTTCAGCCTCCTTTATTTTGCGCCGGGTCAGGTCGGCTCCGCCGTCCCCGCCTGCACGTACATCTCGAAGGGCACGACGTCCTGCGCGTTGATGGACGTGTGGCCGGTGAAGGTGAAGGCGAACTGCCCCTTCTCGCCGTCGCTGGTGACCAGGGAGAAGCCGCCGGTGGACAGCGCGTTGATCACGTGGCAGGCAACGAACCCGCCGTTGGTCGGGCCGTTCTTTTCGGAGTAGTCGCCGACGATCCAGATGTCGCCGAAGTCGCCGGTGGGAGCCGTCGGGTCAAGGTCCATCCGGGGCGTGATCTTGTTGGACGACACGTCCGCCGCGCCGATCAGCTTCTTCGTGGCTGCCGCCGTGATGGTGACGAGCGTGCCGGTCACCTCGACGGTGTAGCCGGTGATTTTCTTCAGCTCTTTGGTATTTTTGGGGCAGTTGTCGATGTCCTCGCCCATGTCCGCGAACTCGGGGACGCAGGTGACGGTCAGCCCTCCGGTGGTCGCCCCGAGGATGTCCGCCTCGTCCAGCGTGCCGGTTGAAGTGGTGAAGTCGGTGGCGATAACGCCCGCGTTCATCTGAAGGTTCTGGAAGGTGGTCGTAGGAATTCGGGTAAATTTCATTTTTTCACCTCATTTGCCGGATCATTCCGGCGTATTCCAGCGCACGGTCACGTTGAAAACCTTGCGCTTGATCAAATCGTCGTTTTCGTCCCCCATGGACAGGACCCACGGGGACCCGCGCGTGATCCACGCCGATCCGCCGTCGCAGGGGATCACCACGCCGCCCCGCCCGATAACGGAAGAGATCTCCTCCGTTTTGGCGTTAATCGGCACCCATGACGAATCCCGATACCACAGCGAAACGGTCAGGGCCACGCCGTAGTCCGAAAAAGCGTCCGTCCCGAGCTGGTAGGTCAGCCGGGGAAACCCGGGCGAATCCTCCCCGTCCGGGACGGAATTTTCTTCAAATGCGGGCACGCCGAACTGCGACCAGAAGGAATGCCACGCCGCCGCTTTCGTCATGACGCACCTCCGGTCAGTTCATATTCTTCCGCTGTCACCTGGTGGAACGTGAAGGATGCCATGGAGGGCGTCACCACATCGTCCCCGTCCGAGGTCACCCGGAGGATCTTCCCGTCGCTCAGCCGCTTCACAATGTCGTGGTATTCCAGCGGCACGGAGACCGGCGCGGTCAGCGTGTAGAGGGAGGACACTCCCGCCGCCGCGCCCGTCCGGGCCTCGATGGAGGTATCAAACGACGCCTTGCCGTCAAACTGCGCCCCTTCTGTCCATGTGGTAATAAACCCGCCTTCCCCGTCTTGGGTGCGCGTTTTTTCCATGAAACAAAAGGGCTCGTACATCTCCTCAAACAGCGTCATATCTTCCTCCATCTGTTGATCCGGGCCGCAAACGGTAGCCGGGGATCACGCCATGTGGTCGGCACATCCCCGACGCCGGTTTTTCGCTGATACGTATATCCCGCGAAGCTCTCCGATGAGTAGGGGCCGGACAGCACCTCAGCCGAGGCCGAAGCCAGAGCCGCCGCGCTGTCCCGCTCCCATGCGTCGATGTCCCGCTGCAGGGCCACAAAGTCCGGGGGAATAGCAAGGATCCAGACGGCCCCGGAAAACTCCTCGTCGGAAAATTCCCCGTGCGGGTACTCCCACACGCCGTCGTTGTGCAGGGAACCGACAATGCGGATCCACGTGCCCGGTTCGATGCCGTCAAGCGGCGACAGCTCGCCGTTGTAGACCGTGAACTTCCCCCGGATAACGCCGCGCGTGAACCAGTTCCGGCACTCCGCGCAAAGTTCGCCCATCGTCATAGTCTGCCGCCGCTCCTTTCGTAAGGTTTACGCCACGTAGGTGTACTTGATCGTCACGGTACCGGAAGGCGCGGAAGCCAGACGGACGCCGTTGCGCTCGATGGTGTACGCCGTGATTGCGGTGCTGCCGTCCTTCAGCTCCTGCACGGAAACGACATTCGCGTGCGCCGTCTTGAAGAGCTTCGTGTCGGAAGCGTCCGCGGTGATGGTCTCGGCGGTCGTGACCTTGGTATCGGTGCCGATGTAGCCCACCACGACGCCCTCCGCGTACTCCACGAAGAACTGAATGCCGGAGGCCACAAGGGTTTCGACCTGCATTCTCTCATGGGTGGGAATGTCGGTGGCGATGCCGATGTAGCCGAGGTCGTCCACGGTCAGGTTGAACGCTCCGCCCATGTCGCCGGTCATGGCGATGTAGTAGAGGATCAGATTCTGCTTCGCCGTCGCGATGAACGAACCGGCGGTCACGCGGGAGGTCAGAATCGCGGTGCCGAGGCCGAGGAAATTCTCGACATAGTTGAACCCGAACGCCGTCTGGAGGGATACCTGCGCGGTCTTCAGATAGTCCGCCACGTCGAGAGGATTGATGAAATACACCGTCTCTGCGGTATCGTCCTCGAATTTCACCTGCAGCTGGCCCCAAGCCGCCGCGAGAGCCGCCTGCAGACCGGTTCCGGATACGGGCGTCTCGCCGGTGATGTTGTTGTTGATCAGGGAGAAAAAGTCGGAACGGACGGTCTTCTGCACGTCGCCGAGCAGAGTCGCGTCGGTCTCCCGCACCGCCTCGTCGTAGCCGGATTTCAGAATCGCCTCGGCGGAGGTCGCCTTGCGCCACTTGTGCAGGGTGATTTCGCCGACGGGCACCTTGGTCCGCGCGTACTGCGACAGCGGGATGATTTCGCCCTCGGGAACCGCGCCGGGCTGAAGCGTACCGGTGGTCTTGTAAGCATACATCGTGGTGCCTTCCTGCATCGGGATCTTCCTGGTCACGCCCAGCACCTCGATCAGCTTGGCAAGGGAGCCATGGGTGAAATTATAGGTGAAATCGACTTCGCGCACCTTCGCCATCTGAGCTTTCTTGATCAGATTGGTTTCGGCAGTGGTGTAAACTTCGTTTGCCATAGATTATCCTTTCTCGGGATCAAATCCCGAACAGCTCATGATTTTCGAACATGGCGGCCTGTCTCTGGGCCGTGTCCTTGATCGCCATGATCTGCTCTTTGGTCATGGTCGATTTGCCGCCATTGGTCGGAGGATGGGCCGTGCCAGCCCCCGTGGTGCCGGTCGTCACGACCAGCCCCTTGAAGGTCCCGCCGATCAGCTCATCCAGCGGCTTCGTGTCCTTGATCTTGTCGCCGTCCAGCTCAGCCGCGTCGATCTCGGCGTTCATGCCCCGGATGGCGATGTCAAGGTTTCCGCCCGTGATGTTTTTGCTTGTCAGGTACGCCCGGACCGCCGCTTCCTTGGCCGCACGGGTTTCCTTTGCGGTGACGCCGGCCTTGTAGTCCTCGAAGTCCTTGTGCTCCTTCTCGTACCGGGCCTTATAGTCCCCGCCAGCCTTCAGCCCGTCCAACTCCTTCTGAACGTCCGTCAGCTTTGCCGCATCCGCCTCCGCCTTGGACAGCTTGTCCTTCAGCCCGTCCACGGTTTCGGTGTGCGCCTCGATGATGGTGTCAACCTGTTCGTCGGTCAGCCCCATCCCCTTCAGAAATTTGCGCGTAACTGCCATTTCGATCTCCTTTTCCTCGGGCGGCATTTCCTCACCGCTTCGATCTTGATATAAAAAAGAGCCGACGCGTGAAAAAATCACGTTTCGGCTCAATGGCTCTGGTGTGTGGGTGATATTCAGTTTCGTTTCCCGGCAAGCCGGACATATCGGAAGGGGATCTCCCCCCGGCACCCCCGGCACCACAGGAAAATTTCTCCGCCCCGGGGATCGTGTACTAAGCCCGCCGTATCCCCGGCCCGGCACAGCACCTTCCCGCATACGGGACAGCGGATGTTTTTTCGCAAGCCTATCACCCCCATTGACATGATAGCACGCCCCCGGCGGGAATGTCAAACCCGCGCTCAGGCGTTCAGAAGCGAATCTTTTATCAGTCGTTTATATTCGTCAGTGTGGTTCCCGGCGGCATCGTGCAAATAATGTTTCCCGACGATTCCCCGGGACGTGCCGAACTCCTGCGCCGCCGCATATTCCACGTTGGTGCCGATCACAGCGGACGACGCGTCTTCCTTGTGGGTGATGGAGTTGCGCAGCCGCCCGGTGTCCACGGGGGCCTTTTCTTTCGCGTGCCCTTCCGCCGCCGCCCCGACAGCCCACAGCGCCCGCCCGACGGCGTTTTTCAGCGCCGAAAGCACCTCCGGGGAGTTGTCGGTCAGCTCTACCTTGATATTGATGTTCTGATCTGCCATATTCAGTCCTCAAAAGTCACGTGAATTGCCCCTTCTTTCCCCTTCGGCAGGGTGGAGGAGAACCCATCCACAACGGTGATCAGCGTGCACCGGCAGTTGTAGACCTCCGACGCCGGACCTCCGGGATCCCCGGGGTATTCGCACCCGTTGGAAAATACGCCCTCCGGGTCCACCGTCTCCCCGTCCATGGCAAGGTGGCTGTCGCGGGTCCGGGAATCGTGGGTGCACATCCATTTCTTGCGGGTATGAACACCCCATTCCCCGGCCCGCTCCATACCCTGCACCCGCCCGGCGTTCTCGCACCCGGTCGCCATGGTCCGGGCCGTCCGCACCGCCGCCGCCTGATTCATTCCCGTCACCCGGGACAGACGCTGGGCCATGTGCGGGATGCTCTCCCCCTGTACAATGCCCTGCGTCACCTGACTGTTTATGTTATGGACGTTCCACACGGTCATGTCGAGGTCAGATGGATCGGCCTTCGGCGGCAGAAGCAGGTCTTCCCCGTGTTCCAGAAGCCGCGCCACCGTGTCCGCGTCGCAGAGATCGAACCGGATGCCGACCCCGCTTGATACGGCGGCATTGTTGACCTCCCCGGCAGTGAAGTTGTAGCCGTCCGCGAAGGCGGGAATCCGCTCCCCGTTGACGATCTCCGCCGCACGCCGTCCCGCGTCCGCGTACTGCCGCGCCAGCTCCTCCACCATGTCCCGGTAGTACGCCGATCCATAGGTGACGGATTTCAGATGCGCCTTGTATTTCGCCTCTGCCGCCCGCTTCTCCTCCGGCGTTTTGGCGTTGTCAATGGCCGCCCGGAGCTTTTCCGCCCGCTTTTCCTGCCGGGCCATGTAAGCGTCCCACTTGCCCCGCATCTCCTTTTCGGCTTCCCGGTAAAGCTCCTCGATCTGCTTTTCCAGCCGCGCAATCCGCTCGTCGTTGGTCATTTCAAATCTCCCTCGCGGCATACCGTCCCGGAGATCGGATCATATACCCACCCCTCCGGCGGACAGGGCTTTATAAACCGCGCGTCCCCGGTCTTCCGGGCGTCATACCCCCAGCCCTCGAAAACGTAATCCGGGGCGTTGACAAGGCATCCGTTGTCCGGGGGCATTTTACCGACATGCGGTGTCCCCGGCGAAACGTCGAGCGCCACGGAATTCCCGATCACAATAAACCGCTTCATGATGCGCCTCCTGTCAGAACTCGCGGTCCGCCTCCGTCACGCAGGACAGACCGCCGTCATATTCGATATCCAGCCCCGTCACCACGGCCCGGTCATCGTTGCGGAACGCGTCGGCGATCACCAGCGTGTCCCCGATCTCCACCGCCGGGTCGCACCGGTTCTTGACGGCGTATTTCTTCCGCCGGTTCGCCATGACGAGGAGCCAGTCCGCCACCGTCTGCCCGTTCACCGCCGCCACGCAGGGGTTGTCGTAGGATGCAACGGCGGACCCGGAATCATCGGCAATTCCGGCGGTATAGGTTTCCGTGGGATCCTCGCCGCCCTCGCCGCCTTCCTGCAGTTCCCGGTGAACCGTCAGCGTCACGCCGGTGTACTCCTCCGCGATGGACACCCCGGACCACCCGTAAAGCTCGTCCGCCGTGATGTCCCCGTCCTCTTCCTCCGCCGTCTCGATCCGCCGGATGCGGAGCACGTTGTCCCGATCGATCCAGCACGTGGCCCGCGCCGCCTGTGCAAGGTAGCGCAGAATCGTCCGCTTGTCGTGGGTGTCCCGCACGGCTACGGATACCAGCTCCGCTTCAAGCCCGCCGTAGTCCACCTCGAGGTCCGTCCCGATCAAAGCCCGGGGCACCGCCTCGTCCAGCCGCACCGTTTCCTCCTCCGCAAGTGTGGACGGATAGAACTTCTGATTCGCCAGCTGATAGCAGGGGTCGTGCGCCGTCACTTTGGCCAGAAGACGGTTGTCCCCGATCTCCGCCTTCGTGACGTAGAACATCCCCATCGGCACGATCTCGTCCCCAACCCTGATCCGCGCCGTCAGCACCTGCCCGTTCCGCCAGTACTGATAGACCCCCTCGGGACTGAGCACGTTGAAGCCCCCGTCGGAGTTATCGAAGGTGAAGACGATCTGCTTCGCCGGGAACGCGGATCCGTCCGGGGCCATGCCGTACTTGATCCGGGCCTTCTGGATGGAATTCCGGTTGAAATGCTTCGACACGCCGAAATCCACCTCCGCCAGCCGGAGCATCCGGAGCGGGACGTTTGTGCCGTAGAACGTGAACTCCACCGCCCGGTAGCCCTGCACGAAGTGGTGGAAGGACCAGCCGGTTCCATCTTCCCCCGGTCCGTCCGGCACCGCCTCCGCCTCGTCAATGACCTCCCCGTCCTCGTCGTAACACACCACCCGCACCCGGGATGCCCAGACCCCGCCCGGCGTGTCAAAGTGGAAAGTCCACCCGAACGTGTCCGTGTCGGACGGCAGATCGTACCGGAA